CAATAGCATATTTCTTTTCGCCTTTTTCGTTTGCTTCAACAATAACTTCAAGATTGTTTTCTACGTATTCTGCTATTAACTTCATATCTTACCCGTCCGGATTAGTTATTTTACAAAACTTTACAGCGGTATTCGATGCATATACTACATCACCTGGAAGTTTTCTTATTAAGTGAATTTCATTAGGCGGTAATGTCATTGATACTGATTGACCTAATGCCGTTGCTGAATCTGCAACTCCTACAGTGTGTGCTGTTGTTGTACTAGAATTTACTGCTCTTACGTTAGTAGCAAGTGATACATTTACTCCAGTACCAGCAGAGTCACCGCTTGTAATTTCGCTTGTTAGTGGTTTGTATATGTTTGCCATTTACATCTCCGCCTGTTTTATAAAAGCTCTAGCCATTTTTTCTGCCTGAGCTTGGGTTAAATACTTATCTAACATATCTCCGTCGATATGTGCATGAAATTTGCCGTCGCTACCTTTTTGTATTTCAACCGTATGAGTACCAACCTTTAGCTTTTTCACAAGTTTACCGTGAACAGCTGATTTATTTCTGGTTACTCCCCTTCTAACTTCGGCAAATGTCTTCATATTAGATATATTTATAATATTTTCGTTTTCAACTCGTTAATTATTTCTTTTATATTTCCATAGTGATGGAAATTAGACATTTTTAACGATTTAAAATCATAAAAACTTTGTGTTTCTTTTCTACCTAAGATAATACAGTTATTACCATATTTCTCAAATTTAGATAATATTTTGTAGACTTTCTCGTAATCAACTATATCATTTTCTTCTGAAGTTGAATGATAAAAAAATCTAAAAAATATTAACCAATCAAATTTCTCTTCACACTTATGAATGGTAAAATTATCTTTGTTTACATCATTCATTGTATAATCTATATTAACACCAAAATAGGTGCGCATAAGTCTGAATGCCCTTACACCATCTGTTGGTTTAGGATCATCAAAATATTCTACCGTTTTGATTGGATTATCGAAGTATTTACAAACGTATTCTAAGTATCCTCCTCCAGTTCCTACATTGAGTATACTTTCAGAGTGTATATTGAGTGCTTTAAGTGTATCGTATGTTATTAATGCTTGATTTAAATGTATTCTATGTGTATTTGTAACTAAGTATTGTATTTGTGAGTTCCAAGGTCTAAATCTAAGTAAACCCTGATTACTAATAATGTATAAAAGATATTTTTCAGAGAGGCTTTCTAAATTACTGAGGATCTTCTTTGGAAGTCTCTTCAGGTTCTTCGCCATCTCCTGTTTCGTCATCTCCGTCGGCTGATTCGTTATCATCTTCATATTCCTCATCATCTAATTCAACTTCATCAGCAGCTTCAATTTCTGCTTCAACCTCATCTGCAGCTTGTGCTGCTTCGAGATCATCATTTGTAACTTCACCAGCAATTAATTCTTCGTCTGGTTCAACACCTACTTGAGGTTCAAAGATTTGACCAGCTATTTTAGTTCTAGCTTGATCTAAAGTATCTTGTAATTTAGAATTGATTAAACCTTCAAAATCATCACCTGCTTTTGAAAATTCTTTACTTGCAATATTATCAATCATTTTAGCTATCGCTTCATTACTCATTATAATTCTCCATCATCTGGTTGTTGCGTTTGTTGTATTTGCCTTTGCATGTTTTCTATTTCATCATCATTTAGCATGAGAACATGTTTATATACCCATTCTTTAGAGAAGTACTCACCTACATATTGTTGAACCTGATCCATGGTCTGAAGTCTTTCTCTCATCAGATCCTGATTTTTCAATTCAACAAAGTGGTTATCTCTCTGATAGTCAACAATGATGTCATTATACCAAGAATCCCAATCTTCTTCGGTAATAATTCCTTTTAGCATAAGCTGTTTCTTTAGAATCTCTAAGAATAACATAGAGAATCTTTTACGTAGACGATCAATGAATTTTTGGAATTTGATTTCGTCTCGTGTAATTTCTGTTGTTCTACCAAGTGAGAACTGAGCTTCTTGCTCTAATCTTTGTAGTGGAACATTCAGAGATCTATATAACTTCTTCTGGAAGTATATAATATCTTCAATGTTTCCAAGATTCTCACCACCAGGTAGTGTAGAAACTTCTGTGCCTCTACCACCTTCTCTTCGTGGCATCCAGAAGTCTTCAAGCATTGACATATGTTTTCTGTCATCTTTCAGTTCACCAGTAGCAGCATCGTATACAAGTTTGTTACGATATCTTGCCATAATATCTTTCATGTATTGTTCTGCTTTACCGCGTGGTAAGTTACCTACATCTACATAAAAGATTCTACGTTCTGGTGCTCTTGCTAATCTGTAAATAACAAGAGAATCTTCCATCATTCTTAACTGATTGATTGGTTTCAATGCTTTATGAAGGAATGAAATGACTCTCTTCTTATTTTCATCCATTAGACCTGAAGTTACATAACTTACAGAGTCTAACGATAATCTAATACCACTATTTTGTTGTCCTGGTTTTTCTTGGAAAATATAAAACTCGTTAACTTTCTTAACAACAGTTGCACCTGTTTTTTCGTCTTTGTCTTTTTTAACTTGTTTTACTTTACGTATTTTAGATGAATCAATGACGCGAATATCTTGAATACCTTTCTTAGGATTTGCTTCATCTACAACTAAGTGATGGAATATTCTACCATCTACATACCAGTTTCTAAATATATCGTGACCATTATCATTAAATCGTAACATATTTAGAATCTGATCAAATTCTTCTCGCATTCTTAATTTAATGCTTTCTGATGTATTAACACCGTCTAATACTAATTCAACTATTGATTTATTATCTCCAGTTGTAATAGCTTCGTTAACAATATCTTCAATCGCAGCATCTACTTCAGGATGCATAGATACACCACGATATTTCTTAATCAATTGTATATTATCTTTTGCATCTCCTTCTTTATCGAAGTCAATATATTGGCCATAATGTGCACCTGCAGCGGTGACATATCCTGACCCATCCTGATCTTGAGGAGGAACAATTGATTTTAAATTGTCCTTATCTGTACTTACTTTGGCTCCAGCTCTTCTGAGCTCAAAACCAAACATTTTTATTAAAGCATCTTCGTTTGCCATTTATTTTCCTGTGTTAAGGGAGCTCCGTTTCCAGAGCTCCCGTTACTACTTATAACAAAAATAAGTTACCTAAAATATTCAAACAGATTAGGTAGTTGTTGCTGACTCCCAATATTGGTACTGCCAGGTACAATCGAATACTTCAATAGTATCGTTGTTTTCATAAGCCAAATCAATTTGACTTATTTGCTCTGGGAAAGCACCACGGAAGTTGTAAGTTTTTAGAACGGATTCGTCTCGATCTAATTGTTCTACAATTAAGTCAGCTTGGTAATCTGTTGGTGATGTAAGACCAACATTTGTACTGTGAGCATTAATCGCATTCGACCATCTTTCTAAAGCGTTACGGACATTGAAGTCAGTATCGTTATAGACTTGAGTTACCCAAGGTTGGAAAGTACGTACACCCGCAACTTTAAGTTCCCTTCCTCTAAATGGTACAGGAATTGTACTCATTAAAGATTCAGGTAAAGTTGCAGCTCGTACTAAAAACGAGGTTAGCTCAACATCACCTTCAGCAAAAGCTGGGTAATTGATAGTTACTTTGAACAGATTAGGACGAGCACCACCACCTTTGATCTTCGATTTAAAATCGTCTACGCCTAAAATAGCCATGTTATTCTCCTATTAAACTGTTCCTGCTACTTCTTCAAAATCAACACCTGATCTGACAGCTACAAAGTTTAGAGTTATGTAGTTGACTGAACGTGCTGGCTTAATGAATATTGAAGCAACAAATTCGTTACGATCTACAACAGCAGCTGTGTTGTTTGTTGCATCACATACGACTCGGAAGTCTGTGATACCTCTCCTTCCTTTGATTTCTCTTAGGAATGGCTCAACAACGTTTACGAACTCAGCTCGAGTAAACTCATCGTTAAACTCGAACATTACGTTCTTAGCAGCTTGCGTGATTGCCCTTTCAACTGCAAGGAATAATCTTCTTACATTGATTCTATCGAATGCAGAAGGTCTTGCAAGTTTAGTCTTATCACCGAATAGCAATACACCTTGTCCAGGAATATTTGCTATAGGGTTAACACCTGCTTTGTACAAAGTGTCCCTTTGTGATTTATTTGGACTATATGCTAGAGCAGTTACACCGAGTAGATTACCTCTTCTTTGACCTGCAGGTGAGAACCATGGAGCAGCATTTAAGTCTGAAGCAGCCATGAGACCAGCAACAGATGATGCAGCAGGTACAAAGATATACTTATCGTTATACTTATCGTATACTTTGATATATTGGTTATCTACAATGAGATATGATGAATTTGTAAATGTGTCAGCTGTTGCTACAGCGTTAGTTACTGCAGTGGCTGCAGCTACATTTACGACATCATTTCTTGCTGGTGAACTTACTACAACACAGTCTTTACGTGTTGTTCCAGCTATAGTTACAAGATCATTTACAACTGTTGTTTGATCAGCTCTAGCAGTCATGCCAGGAGCAATCAAGAAGTCAACAGTAATATTTTCAACATCTTCAAATTGGTCAAAACCAGTAGCAACTTCAGAAGTTGTAAGTGTGCCTGAAGCAGCTCCACCTGCTAATGAGGTAGATTTGGTAGCAGCTGTCTTAATTTGAGCAGCTGTTCTGCTTTGTGCAACTTGGAAGTCAACACCAGAAGATGCATTTGAGCCAGCATTTCCAGTGGTTAAATCACTGTCAAAACCAGCAAGATAGATGTATTCTGATCTGTTATTAATTACGTCTTTTACGTAGTTAGAAGTTCCATCGTCAGCTTTTGCATTTAATGCTAATGAAACATATGGGAAAGTTTCAAGTACTGTTCCAGCAGTACCAGAAATATCACCATC